GCTGGCTGGACAAGCTCGAGGCGGCCTTCTCGGAGCTGACGCCCCGCGGGCATGTCGTGAAGTTCAACCCGGACGGCCTGATCCGCATGGACTCGCTGGCGCGGTTCCAGATCTACCAGATCCAGCGCAACATCGGCTTCGCCAACGTCAACGAGCAGCGCGCCAAGGAAGACATGGCCCCGATTCCGGAGGACATGGGCGACGACTACACGCCGCTGCAGGTCATGGTGCAGGAGGGCCGAGCCGGGACCCTCGATGAGGACCCGGTCGGCACCCTCAAGCCCGCAACCCCGAAGACCCCTTCGGAAACCCCCAGCGAGGAGGGCAACTGATGGACCGTCGGAGCCTTATCGACGCCCCGGCGCGCCGGACTCTCCCCATAGGGGAGTTCGAGTTTCGCGCCAACGCAGGGTCTACCGTCCACTTCTCGGGCTACGCCTCGGTCTTCAACGCCCCCTATGACATCTGGGGCGGGCCGTCCAAGGGCGGATTCGAGGAGCGAGTCCACCCGAAGGCGTTCGACGCGACGCTCAAGGCCAAGCCTGCGGTGCATCTCCTCGTGAACCACGAGGGACTCCCGCTGGCCGCCACCCGCTCGGGGACGCTGCACCTCAACACCGACTCTCACGGCCTCCTCGTCAACTCCGACCTCGACACGCGCGACCCCGATGTGCAGCGCGTCCTGACGAAGGTGGAGCGCGGAGACCTCGAGGAGATGAGCTTCGGCTTCATCACGAAGCGCGACGAGTGGCGCAATGCCAAGGGCGAGCTCGACGACATGGGGGCATACCGCACCCTGACTGAGGTCTCCCTCCATCACGGCGACGTCTCGATCGTGAACTTCGGGGCGAACCCGGCCACCAGCCTCGAGATCAACATGCTCCGGGCGCTGGAGTACGTCTCCGGCCTCGACGAGGAAGAGGCGCTCTCCGAGCTCCGCAGCCTTGATATGACCCCGGATCAGCGCGCAGCCGCCAAGGTCCGACTCGCGAAGATCGCGCAGCGGATCGACCCGCCGAAGCAGAGGACGCTAAGCCTCGCCGAGGCCAAGCGCCTCGCGGCGGACATCTAAGACCCCCAATCCCGACGAACCCCCACCCCGGCTCCTGGCACTGGAGCGCGGGGTCTCCGTCGTGCCCTGGCACTGGGACGCGGAGCGAGCTGCAGGGCGGCACGTCCACATCCCTTCTTGCCCATCGGGGCAGAAACAGGAGTTCAGTCGTGAGCGACGAACTGCTTACCCGCCTCCTCGCCAAGCGCGAGGCCGAGGCGAAGGCGCGCGAGGGCCTCGTGGCCAAGCGCAAGGCAATCACCGACCTCGCCGAGCAGGAGGTCCGCGAGGATCTCTCGGAAGAGGAAGACACCGAGTTCCGCACCCTCACCTCTCAGATCGCCGAGAAGGACGAGGTGCTCAAGAGCCTCGACGAGCGCATCAACCCGCTCGTGGAGGAGCGCCAGCGTGAGACCACGCTGACCGCCGGCGCGATCGCGGTCCGCAAGGCCCGCCAGAGCGTCGAGGTCACCAAGGAGGGCGTGACCTACGAGAAGGGCAACGGCCGGTCCTACTTCAAGGATCTCGCCATGGTCTCCTCGATGCGCGACGACGGCACCGCCCGCGCACGCCTCGAGCGCCACGCTCGCGAGCTTGAGGTCGAAACCCGTGCCGACCTGAACCGCACCGATGGCACCGGCGGTTACTTCGCTCCCCCGCTCTGGATGATGAACGAGTGGATCGCGCTCGCCCGTCCGGGACGCGCGACCGCGAACGCCGTGTCGAACCAGGCGCTCCCCGGCGGCACCGACTCGATCAACATCCCGAAGATCGCCACCGGAACCGCCACGGCGGTCCAGACGGCGGACAACGCGGCTGTGAACGAGACGGACCTCACCGACACGTCGGTGCAGGCTGGCGTCAAGACCATCGCCGGCCAGCAGTCGATCGCACTCCAGCTCATCGAGCAGAGCCCGGTCAACTTCGACCAGGTGGTCTTCCAGGATCTCGTCGCTGACTACAACCAGCGCCTCGACCTGCAGGTCATCAGCGGCTCCGGCTCGGCTGGTCAGGTGCTCGGCATCCTGAACACCTCGGGCATCCAGACGGTGACCTACTCGGACACCACGCAGAACGCTGGCACGATGTACGCCGCGATCGCGAACGCGATCCAGCTCGTCCACACGGGCCGCTACCAGCCGCCGACGGCGATCATCATGCACCCCCGCCGCTGGGGCGGTCTGCTCGCCGCGCGCGACTCGCAGGGCCGTCCGCTGTTCCTGCCGAACGTGCAGGGGCCGGTCAACGCGGGCGGCATCCTCTCCGAGGTCGCCTCGCAGGGCGTGGTCGGCAACGTGCAGGGCCTTCCGGTCATCACGGACCCGAACATCCCCACGAACCTCGGCGCGGGCACGAACCAGGACACCATCCTCGTCCTGCGCGCCTCCGACTCCATCCTCTTCGAGGGCGGCGTCCGCACTCGGGCGCTCATGGAGGTCAAGGGGCAGAACCTCGAGGTCGTCCTGCAGGTCTACAACTACGTGGCGTTCACCGCGGGCCGCTACCCCGCCGGCATCACGCAGATCACGGGCACGGGCCTTACCGCGCCGTCCTTCACCTGATAGGAGCCTGATGCACGCCGAGGCCCTGAACTGGCTCACGCAGCACGCGCAGGGCCTCGGCCGCATCCTCCTCCTCGTCGATGTAGGCGGTCGGAACATCAACGGTTCCGTCCGCCCGCTGTTCGACGCCGAGCGGATCATCGGCGTCGACCTCTATCCGGGACCGGAAGTCGATGTCGTCTGCGACGTCCGGGAATGGGAGCCCGACGCCCTTGCCGACGTCGTGGTGTGTGCCGAGGTTCTCGAGCATGCGCCCGACGCGGCTGGGGTGGTCCGGGCGTGCCGTCGGCTCCTCAAGCCCGGCGGGCGACTCCTCCTCACCGCAGCAGCACCCCCGCGCGCCCCCCATTCGGGCCATGACGGGCTGGATGTGCGCGAGGGCGAGTACTACGGCAACGTCGAGCCCCTCGCGCTCGCCAAGTGGCTCTCCTGCTTCTCCCGCCACGAGATCACCTACGACCGCCACCACGGCGACGTCTATGCGGAGGCCATCGCTTGAAGATCATCCGCTCCTTCCCGAAGACGGTTCCAGCAGGCCGCGCATACGTGCAGGACGACCTCCCGCGCTTCGAGATGGAGACCTACGACTACCGCGGCCTCGCCGACGCCTTCCCGGACGATCTCCTGCTCCTCGAGTGGGACATCGCGGTCGACAAGGACGCGCTGGAGCGGTTCATCGCCCATTGCGAGGCTGAGCCTGAGCGCGTGCGGGTCGCCCCCTACAAGCTCTGGGCGCCGACCGGGTCGAACGATCCGATCCTGAACGCTCCGTGGGCGCACCGCGCCTACCACTACCCGGAGATCAAGGCCACCTGCCGCTTCGTGGACGAGGGCGAGCCGACGTGCCACCTCTTCGGCCTCGGCATGGTCTACCTCCCGCGCGACATCCTCCGGCACTACTCCGACGTCGCGCCCGGCCACTTCTCGGATGGCTCTTTCTCGGCGTGGCACTCCAACACGGTCGAGTTCGAGACGCCGATCGCATGGGACGTGCGTCCCGTCCACCTCCACTACCCGATCGAACGGATGGGCTGATGAGCGACGAACCCACACCCTACGTCCGCGCCCTCGCCGAGGAGTACCGGCGGTGTGTGCAGGCAGGCGCGGGGCACATCACGATCTGCGTCGCCGAGGAGCTCACCCGGCACGGCTGGAACTTCGACGACCGCACAGGCGGCCTCGTCCGCATCCAGGAGCGCGCCGTCGTGAAGCCCGCCCCGGAGACGCCCGAGTCCCCCGCGCCACGGAAGCGGACGAAGGCGGCTGACGCATGATCGCCGTTCTGAGTGCATCCCTCATGGACGGGATTCACTTCGCCGACGAGAAGGACCTCCCCAGTTCCCTCATTGTCACTCACCACAACTGCAATACGGTGCGCGGGCGCACATTGACGGCCGCGTACGAGACTCCCGCGTTTCGCGCCTCGGTCTCCGAGGTATCACAGCGCCGCGTTCGCGAGGTCGTCGCCCCGGCTCTGTATACAACGGGCGGCGAGTTCATCCCGCCCGAGGAGGCCTGATGGCGACCGACCTCGGCGACGTCATCCGGCTCACCTACAACGACCTGATGCCCGACGGCGTGACGCTGGCGAACGCCACGACGGTCACGCTGACGATCACGCTGCCGGATGGGTCCACGGTCACCCCGACCGTGCAGAACCCACCGGCGACGACCGGCGTCTACATCTACGACTACCAGACCACCCAGTCGGGCCGTCACCTCGCGCGCTGGGTTGCCACGGGCACGAACCCCGGCGCCCAGTCGCAGAGCTTCAACGTCCTCCCGATCGATCCGGGCTACATCGTCCCGCTCGACGACATCAAGGACCAGCTCGACCTCTCCAACACCCTCCCTGCGGAGGACGAGGAGCTGCGGAAGTACCTCGGCGCCGCCTCGGCGATCGTCGAGGCGCTGACGGGCCGGACGATCGTCCAGCGCAGCTTCACCGAGGAGCTGCGCGTCTCCCCCGTGGATCAGGCAGTGATCCTCTCGCACATCCCTGTCGCGACGGTCTCCTCGATCGTCAAGGTCGACGACCCGGCGGGCGCGACATGGACCGGCTCGCAGGTTCACGTCGAGCCGAGCGGGCGGATGTTCGCGACGAACGGCAACCCTTCGCTGAGCGGCA